TGCGGGTTGTTGCTACCAAGTATCTGCACGACTGCCCTATTGGTTACTTGATCGGCTTCAAATGTTATGCCTACGCCGTTATACGGTATGTTTGTGCCGTCGTCGTGAAAATCGGCTACGGCTGGGTCAAGGGTTGTGCCTATGCGCGGCGTAAACACAATGTCGCCGTCACGTGATATATATAGCCGACCCTGCTCAGCCTCGTTGACTTGCGACAAATAACCGAGAACGTTTGTGCCTTGCTCGATCGTGAACGCTGACGCGCCGCCAAGCGTCTGAGTGCCAGTACCGATGTCACGGTTAGCGACGGGAAATGCGACCTCGGGTCTGTCAAGTATTGCCGACACACGTACGCTTGACAATTCCTCGCTGACGTTGTACTCATCTAAATATGTTTGCGATAACAAATAAAAATCGTCGGCACAAAACACCGTCACCGTATCTAAACCGCCTAGGGCAAAGTTGTAGTCAAAATTGACAATTTTTCCGACGAACAAATATTCTTTGACGTTTGTTGCGCTGTATCGAGACAACCGCACCGACCGCATAGGCGCTAAACCCGGCTTAGCGTTAGGTGTGTCGTAGTAGGGGCTTGCCTCGTCAAACGGCATAAAGATACCGTCGGTGTCAAGCATGGTAAACGACATAGTGCCAGCACCGAACTGGTCGCCCTGATCGCGTCGCCCTCGACGCACATACACCTGATTAACACCGTCAAGCACACTTGCAAACTCGGTTGTACCGTCAAGCACATATTGAGTGTTATCTAATTTGCCCTCAGGGTCAGCGTCAAGTAAAAATCCGTCTTGGATAAACCCCGTGTCAATCTCTAGGTCATAGTTGCCACTTGCAACAACTGACACGCTAGCCATTAGACCGCTATCTGTAGATCGAGTGGCCCTGATACGCGCTGGTAGGCGAGCAAACTATCTAACACGCTTTGACCGATCTCGGCGCTAGTTGAGATACCGCCCGTGACGTTGATTGTTACAGGCGACGCGCCACGCGCTGCAATGCGCTCAGCCATACCAAATTCTGTTAGCGCGCCTTGAATAGTCATTAGATCGCCGCCGCCACCAACACCGCCACCGCCGCCGCCAACGCTGCCACCACCGCCACCGCCACCAACGCCACCGCCAATAATCGGGGCAATACTTGGAATAGACGCGCCTGCCTCTCGAGCCATACGGTCAGCCGTACGCGTATCGCTTGTAACTGCTGTAGCACCCCCGCCACCGCCACCAATACGACCCAACGCAATCGTCGGCAAACTTGGTATGTCAGCAAACGGGTTAATCAAATTCATGCCACGAATAACAATGTTGATTGCACTAATAAACGAATTAGCAAACGTCTCAAACCCTGCGATCAAGCCGTTTAGCACCGTGTTGACAATGTTGCGAAATGTCTCAAATTTTGTGTACGCAAAAGTTAACGCGGTAACTAGCGCCGCAATACCTACCGCGATTAAACCGAACGGGTTTAACGCCATTGCGATATTGACCGCAACGATCGCCGCTGCGACTGCTGAGATTGTGCCGGCAATAATCAAAAACGCTGTCGGGTTGCGTTGCGCCCAGTCAGCCATTGCTTGCAAATATGGCAACACTTTTTGCAACACGGGTAGCAACGCCGCACCGATGCTTTCTTGTGTTTCCGCCAAACTGTTTTTTAGTATCTTAAATTTGCCTGCCGCGGTTTCTGCCGATCGTGCGGCCGCGCCACCAAAATTGTCGTTTAACGCCATCATTACAACATCAAGCGACGCGCCCTCTTTAATTAGACCCATCATCTCGGGCGACAATGCCCGTAGCCCTCTCATGTTGCCCGCATACGCTTTGCTTAATGCGTCGCTAACCGTCGCCAAACTTAAACCCGTGGCAGTCGATACGTCTTGGGCAAGTGTCAACGCGCTAGTTGCGTCACCAACATCTTTAGTACCCACAAGCAACGCCGCGAACGCTGGGCGTAACTCGCTGTCAGCCGTACCCGTTGCCCTTGACATAGCCGCAATCATGTCCTCAGTCGCCGCAACTGTAGCGTCAGTCGCACCAACTACGTTTTGCATAGTGTTAGCCAAAATCGCTTGTTGCTGTTCATCTTCGGCTGCCGCTTTAGCCGCCAAACCAAGCGCACCCGCAACCGCCGTCAACGCGGCTGCTGCTGGCACGGCCGCTTTTTTAATTGCAAACTGTGCTTTCTCGCCAACAGTTTCTAGTTGCTTAAATTCTTTGATCGCTTTGTCAATGCCTTTGCCGTCAAACTCGCTGACAATAGGAATAGATAGTGCCATGTCTATAACTCGCTTTGCACGGTACGCATAGTTTTAGCAATCATTTTTGTCATCTCGGCTTCGATACCGCGACGTGCTTTATACACCGCCGGGCCGATCAGTCGAGTGCGACCAGAGCCAACAAACCCCAGCGCGTTACCTAACTTGTTTGCGTTCGCGCGACCCGCCGTCTCAAACACGGCTGCCGCAACATCTTTTTGTTCTATCAGAATTACGCCGACTGCGTTGCGTCGAGTGTCAAATCTCATTTTGACCCCGTTGGCTGCCTTGCTCGGTACAAACGGGAATATCTTGCGAGCGTTTTGTGTCCACGCATATTTCATGCCTGATAGCGGTAAATCTTTGTAAACCGCTTTGCCTGCGTTAATTGCTGGCTGGGCGATCGCCGTTGCGTCAGCCTTAAAATCTTTTTGCAATTGCGGGTCAATTTTACGCAACGAGTTAATCGTCTGTTTAACTCCGACGACCTCAATAGTTGTTGATGCTGGCATTGCGCTACCTCTTTTGTTTATTTAATAGCGTAATCACCGTAACTAGGTCACGCGTGTCAAACTCGATCGTCGTAGGCCAGTACCCTGTTGCAACTAATAACTCGGCTAGTTGCCGTCGGTAACTGCCTACGCCGTAGGGTTTGGGTCTGTCTCGTCAATCGCCTCAATGGTCATGTTCGGGTTTGCTTTAACCCAATCGCGATATGTTGCCGGCATTGTTTGACCGCTAAGTTTTAGCAAATTGTACGCCCAGCAAACTAGATCGGTGTAGCCAATGCCTTTGCCGTCGCTAATCTTGCGACCCTCAGTTTTTTCCCACTCGCATATCACAAACATATTCGTTGTAACTTCGATTGGCGCTGTGCCGTCGTTTAGATCAACTTTTAGTTTTAATCGCATTGCCTATTCCTGTTCTCGGCCAGTAATGGCACGGTTTATGGGTTGGTTGTATCGACTGTTAATGCGCCGCCTTGAAATACGACATCATAGGTTGATAGTTCGCCAAGTGACGCGTTGATGACTGGCAGACTTTCTAAATAGCAATCAGTCAAAATAAACTTTGGGTTTGTTGCGCTATCTACTGCCGATGTCGGTTTAAGTGTCACCGTCGTTTTTGCGCCGATCAAATTAAACAAAGTCGCGTAAGTCTCAGTTGCGGCAAAACTCGCATACAAAGTCAATGTCACTTCGTTGTTAACTAACCCTGCTGTGTAACTGCGTGAGTTTGTGCCAAACGCGGTGTCCTCTAATGCCTCGACCAAATAGGTCAGGGTTGCTGACGTACACATATCGGATAGATCAACGCTGTTGATCGTCAATACCGGGTTTGATAAGTAAGTTGCTGAAGCCATTGTTACTCCTTAGTTGTCTGTATTAGTTTTACCATAACGGCTGTGTGTTTGTGTGCATTACGCGGTTTGCGCTTGTACGCCTACCGAGAGGTCGTAACACGGGTATTCTTGCCCGCCTATGTCGAGTGTGCCGGGTCTGCCTGACATGACGATTATTGCCGACCCCAAAACGGTCGCCGTAATTTGCAATATTTCGCGCAACACGGGCAAACCTGCTGGGCCGTTGCCAACAACTTTTATCGGGTAGTCCATGCGTACGATGTTGCCGTTGCCAGCGATCGTCGTAAAACTTGGTGCTTGTATAAAGACACAATTTGGCACAAGTTTTGTTGGGTCGGTTACAACACGCAACGACGTGATTGCGGTAAGCGTCGTAGCGAGATCGTCTAGCGTCTCGTTGAATAGGTCGGTGTAAGGTGCGGGCATTAGGCAACCGCTGGTCGGTCAATACCTAACAACTGTTTAACAATCGGGGTCAACGATTGCTGAGGTGCTGTACCCATGCCGTCAAACGACGCAAACACGTTCTCAAGCGAGCCACGCGAACGCCACAACGCCGCCGAATACATCAAAGTACCGAGCGTGACATCACCGCTAGGCGACGTTGTTAAATTGTCGTTGTAGCCCGCCTCTGCTCGACGGCGACTGCAAAACTGGTTGCCAGCGCTTACGGCCTGTGTGATCAGCGTGTAATCATCTGACGGGTTAGCGATCGACACACCCAAATACGTGACTAAATTGGCTGCCGTAATCCACGTGCAAGTCGGTGTGAACGCAACCGTGCCTGTGTAGATCGCAACAAATTCGACGTTGCTACCCGTGCAAGCGTAAAGCACTTGGTTAGGTATTGGCTGAGTTTGGTCAAATGTCCATTCGCCCGTGGTCGTGTCCACGCCTGTGTATTTGTATTGCGGGCAACTTAACACGGTGAACGTGCCGTTAAACGGTGCGCCTAACGCGCCTACAACTACGCTGTCGCCAACTTGTATGTCGGTTGGCTCGAGCGTAGATATGCAGGCGTAGTCATCTAATAATTGTTTGCTTGCTGTTGAATATGTTGCCATAGCGGTTAGGCCGCTACTCGATCAAGCGTAACTAGTTTTGTACGCGAGTGTTGCTTTTGTTTGAAAGAACGATGCGTAGCCATAGTACGAAAACGTACGTGACAACGTGCCAGGATTTTCAACGCTGAGCAATCCTCGAATTGCTTCGTAATACTCTGACGCTGGTGCGTGGAATACTGCAATGGTTTTTGCTGCAACGTTGCTGTCAACAATCATTTGCAAACCAAGTGGGTTAATTGTTGCCCAGTTTGCAAGACTGCCTGCGCCAAGTGTGTTGTATCCACCAAGACCCGGTTGTCCAATTGCTGGGAACAATGGTCGTTTGTCAGCATCAACTACTGAGCCAAGTGTTGCCCAAGCGTCAGGTCCGACCAACATATGCGTTGGGAACAAGTTTGTTCCTGACGATATTTTTTGTGCCATGACATAAAGAGTTGCAATCAAATCTTCAGGTGTGCCATTCCAGTTTGTTTGAGTGCTTGCGCCTGTAACAAATGTGTCAACTGCAAAGTTGTCTGTAGCAATCATGTACTGACCCATTAGGTCGTTCATGATCTGTGTCATTGCGGCAGGTGACGTAAAATCAATGTCTTGTACCGACAAAGTTACTTGACCAGCAAACGTCTTTTTTGTTACCGAGTTTGCTGCAATCACCATTGTGGTCGCTGACGCTGCACCAAATTCTGCGCTGCCTGTTTGTTCGGCAACTGATGTGTGAGTTGTGATCGTTGGTCGGATAAATGTTTTTTGTGTGCCACCGTCAGGATATGCGCGCGCGCCGATCGCTGTAACAAATGGTCGAATAAAGTTGATGTCTTGAAAAACCGGGCCGAGTACGGGAACTGGCAAAAGTCCTGGTGTGTCAGTTGTTGCAATGTCACCTGCAGCTGCCTGTAGCACACTTTGTTTTGCTTTTTGTGCGCCAACAAATTCTTCGTTGACTTTGCGGAATGTGTCGCCACCGATGTGATACGCGGCAAGATATTCGCCAACGCTTGGCATACGAAATTCGCGTTTTGGTTGCGCCCAAAGTTTGTCTACAGTTGCTTGCGCTGCTTCGACTACTGGGGTTGCTTGTGTTTCGCTCATAGGGGTTATGTCCTTTTCTGTGTCCTGTTCTGATTGTAACTCTGTTGCTGGCTTGGTTTCGTGGATAGTCTCGTCGGGTGCGCTTGCCGCAACGTCGGTGATGACCGCGCCTGCAAATGCGCCCTCGCTTACTAGCGACAATTCTGACCAGTTTGCGGCCTCGACGATCATTGTGCCGTCGTCGTCGTAACTAAACTTTGTCGGTGTAACGCCTACAGATACTGCGTCAATAACGCCGTCAACCATAAGGGTCATAAATTCGTCGGCTAGTCGAGTAGCGCTTAATTTGGCTGTAAACATCATGCCCTGTGGCGTGTCCACACGCTCGACAACTTTGCCCAAAATTTGATTGCTGTCATGCTGGCCGTACAGTTTCGGGTCGCGCCCCGTGACTGGCAACGACCCTTGCAAAAACCGCACCTTTGTACCGTCGCTAACGGTCGCTGTTTCGTCGTATGTGACTGCGACGCCTGAGATTGAGCGCGACGGCAAACCCTCTGCCGCCGCTGCGTCAACCGTGATCTGTGAAGGGGTAAGTCGGATCATAAATTTTATAGTACTCCATTTGGTATCGGTGTTTCGGAATTGTCTTCGCGGTAATCACTCATCGAGTATTCGCCCGACAAGTATTGCTCTACGTCAAACTCGACATATGTGCCGTTTGGTAGCACGTTGTTTTGGCTGAGTGTGCCAGCAATGCAATCCGCGTAGGCGCGTACGCCAAATGTCCACAAATCCATACGCGCTTCGGCGCTTGACTGATAACTGTACGAGCCGACGGATACGCCTGCAAGGTACGGCGGTATGTTGCATAGTCGCGCCATTTCCATTGCTTGAAATTCTGCGCTCTCAATTAACAACATTTTGTCAGGCGATGTCAACGTTTCTGTGTAAGTAACAAATTCGTTTAACGCGGCTGTTTGGTTTGTTGCTCGAGCCGCATTAAATGCTGCCGCAAGATCTGCCAATTCCTGCGCTGACAATGGCTCGCCACCTGTCTGACGCAAAATGCCTGCCGGTATTGCCGACGACGAGTTTCTAAACCGTGCGGCTTCAAGTTGCAACGCTGTTGCAATTGCTTTTTCGCTCATGTAAACAATGCCTTGTATCGGCGACAAGAATTGCACAAGATCATCGGGGTTTAAGTTGCCGCCTTGAAACGTCAATTGTTTTGACGGTGCAAACCATACTGGGCCAGTTTGGTCAAGTGTGTTGACCATTGCGGCGGGTAGTCGAGTAAACGACGCTGGGTATCCGTCGGCGGTACGTGACGTGATGTACCAAAATGCGCGACCGTAAAAAAATAGATCGTCAAATGTCCACGACATAATAAAACTGTTTGGCAATGTCGGGTCAATACGTCGCAACCATGTACGCGGCGCTAACGGCAACTTTTCCATTTCTTGACCGTTCCAAATTTCGTTATACATTTTTAAGTTCATGCAACCAATGACGCTTGCCATAAGGTCTCTTGAGCGACTTACCGTACACACGCTCATCGCACGATTACGCAATTCGCCCTCTTGATACGAGTAGTACTGTCCAATCATGCCGACGCCCGCGGTGTTGGCCGAGTAATACTGACCGCCTGCGGCTGCCGCTTTTGTTGGCTCAGGCGATATAGC